CCTTAGCCTTACCCTTAGTTGCTACAAAATCATCATGTTTCTTTTCTAAGTTATTGATGTTGGTTTGTAACTTATTTTCAAGTGCGGTATCTGCAGCAGCTCTGGCTTCTTCTTCTTCCTGAATCTTTTGCATCTGAACCTGGTCGTATTCAGCACGAGCATCTGCCTCTTCTTTGATAGCCTGAGTAAATTTAGTGTCCAATGCCTGGTCAGCTGCTTTTCTATCCTTGATTTCTTGAGCAAGGGAAGCTTCGGAAGAATTCTTCAAGGCTTCAATGGCATCTTTTCTGTCTTGGATTTCCTTAGCAATCTGCTGGGGTAAAGTTTCATCCAACTTAACCTTATCAGCAGCAGACATAGTACCAGCTTTAGTAATTGAAGCTACTGGTAAATCAAAAGTAGTATTATCATCTTTATATATTCCTTCGTTTACAGTTTTTCGGTTTACTGATACTGTAACTTTATTAGCATCTGAAGTTGCTCCTTCTCCAACTACTACAGTCTGAGGAATAGAGTTAAATAACTTCTTATCTGCTGCAGTTTGTACACCGGCTTTCTCAGCAGTAGAAGCAGGGATATCTACAGTGAAATCATTAGATTTCTGTATACCTTCATCGGAGTTATATGTACTTCTACTTATGTTAGTAGTAACCACACCAGCCTTAGGTGTATAACTAGCTCCAGTGATATAATCATTGGGCATAGAATTCCATCTCTTCTTATCGGCAGCTGATTGAAGACCGGCTTTAGCATCTGTAGAAGCAGGGATAGCAAACTTACGAGGCATAGGTTCTCCATAGAGATTACCTTCTCCTTTTACAGAACTCTTAAAGTTTACTTCAGCAGAAGTACCCTTGATAACCAAGTTCGGATCAATTTCCGTAACCATAGTTAAGGGTAAAGCATTTGAAGTAGCTTCTTCTTTCTGAAGACGTTCATCTAAGCCGTTAGTGATACCATTAAATTTATTCTCAAGTGCGGTATCAGCTGCTTTTCTATCCTCGATTTCTTTATCTATACGTTTACCCAGAGCATTATCAGCAGCAATTCTTGCAGCTTCTTCAGCATCAATATTATCCTGGAGAACTTTATCGGCAGCAATACGTTCATTACGTTCTGTAGTAAGGTCCTGAGTATTCTTATCTACTTTAGCTTCAATACGAATATCCTCAGCCTTTCTAGCCTCAATCTCTGTATTCAACAGTTCCTTGATTTCAAGGTAGCCAGTATTCTGATTACTTTGTAATCCCTGAATTAATTCTAGGTTACGTTGAATATTAGCAGTATTCTTAGCAATTAATTCATCCTGAGCCTGAGCCTTTGTTAATAATTCAGAACGAGTTTCTGTTACGAAAGTTCTCAGTTCACTTACTGTAGCATTAAGAGTAGTACTTAATTCAGTAAACTTCTGAGTAACTTGTTCATCAGCTGCAGTTCTATCGGAGATTTCCTTATCTATAATACCTTTAAGTTCAGTCAGCTTATTAGTAATTGTAGTTGCAAAGTTAGGATCATCTCCCAATGCTTTTGCAATCTCTTCTAGTGTATCTAATACTCCAGGAGCAGAACCAATAACCTTTTGGATTGCAGCTTCTACTTGTTCGGCATTCTGATAGTTAGAATCGTTTTCCAACTGAGATACCTTAGTAATGTAGTTAGCAAATTCCTGGATATTATCTAACTTAGCTTTTAATAAGTCGGTAAAGTCATTTGAAGAAAGCTCTTTGCCATCTACTTTATCAACCTTTCGGTCATTCAAGTTTTCAACAGCCTGAACTCTATCTGATACTTCCTGAGTAATCTTATTCTCTAACAGAGTGTCTGCCTGAGTACGATTAAGGGTTTCGGTATCAATATTATTCTGAAGCTTGGTATCTTCTTGTAGTCTACTTTGAGCCTCATCATTGATATCTTTAGATATAGCTACCAAATCATCTTTGTGATTTTCCATAGCTGTAGTCAGAGAATCCTTAAGAGCTTGTTCAGCAGCCTTAGCTCTTTCTACTTCGGTTTGAATAGCAGTAGTGTTATTAGTTACTTTCTCCCTGAGCTCATCTAAAGAACCGGTTACTCCACTATTGAGGCTATCTATTCTGGTGCTTAAAGCATCATCACCTGCCTTACGATCTTTAATCTCCTGGTCGATTCGAGCATTGATTTTCTCATCTTCATTTGCCCGGGCAGTAGATTCAGTATTTATCAAGCCAGTGAACTTATTATCTAATAAAGTATCTGCTGAAGTTCTATCAGAGATCTCCTTATCGATATTCTGCTGTAAAACAGTATCACCAGCTTCTCTCTTTGAAACCTCAGTGTTCAAGTCGATATTTACCTTATCTACCTGAGACTTAAGATTAGTATCAGCATTGGCTCTTGCTTCAGCTTCTGCATTAACCATGCCTTTTAATTCAGCATAATCTTCAGCTTCCTTAGTAATCTGGTCGTTTAATCGGTCAGTATTACGTTGGATATTTGCCTTGTTAGCATTTACTTCTGTTTGCAAAGCATCTATCTTAGCCTGAAGTTCATTTTTAACGGTATTTACCGCATCCTGAATAGATAAAGCCAATTCTTGTATCTTGGTAGCATTAGCAGTTACTCGAGTATCTAATGCAGCATCAGCAGCCTTACGATCCGTTTCTTCCTTAGTGATAGCAGCTTGTAATGCAGCATCGGCATCTTTTCTGTCTTGGATTTCCTTATTCAGACTAGCTTGAATACCATCAGTGTTACCAGTAATCTTATCTACCTCGTTATCAACATATTCTTTTAGTTTAGCCTCAAGAGCAGTATCAGCTTCCTTACGGTCAGAAACTTCCTTATCTACATTAGCCTGTACCTGGGCATCAGCTTCTGTACGATTAGTAATTTCTTGATTCAACTGTTCGGTAATAGCAGCCAATTTCTTGGTAATTGTAGTTGCAAAGTTTGGGTCATTACCCAAAGCATCTGCAATCTCCTTCAAAGTATCAAGAACCTCTGGAGCTTCCCCAATAATCTTTTCAATAGCTGCCTGAAGATCTGCTTCAGTTTGATAACCAGCATCATTGATAAGCTGAGATACTTTTGTGATATAATTAGCATGTTCTTCAATGCCATCCAATTTAGCCTTGAGAATATCGGTAAAGTCGTTTTTAGTAAGAGAATAGCCTTCTCTTTTATCTACCTTACGATTATCTAAGTCTTTATCGGCAGCAATACGTTCTTGTTTTTCTTGCTCTAGTTTTTCAAGCAATTCGGTTTTATCTGTACCGGCCTGAGTTTTCAAATCCTCAATCTTATGGTCAAGGATTTCATCTTGAGCAATTCGAGTTTCTTTCTCGTTATCAATATTGTTCTGAAGTACAGTATCTGCATTCTGACGGTTCTGAGCTTCTTGAGTAATGTTCTGCTGTAAACCATTATCTGCATTCTGACGGTCAGAAGTTTCCTTTACAATCTGTTGGTGTAATACTTCATCCTGAGCAGTACGAGCTGCAGCTTCAGCATTAATCTTGGATTCAAGTTCTTGGTCTGCAGTTTTACGATCACTGATTTCGGTGTTCAGTTTAGATTCTAATGCTACATCTGCATTTGCTCTTTCTGAAGCCTCGGTTAGAATCTTATTATTTAAGTCGGCAATATCCCTAGTATGGTCTAACTGTACCTTATGAACAGCCTCGGTCAGTTTCTCATCAGCAGCTCTACGTTCAGCAGCTTCCTTATCTACCAATTCCTTAGCATATTCTTTAGCTTCAGTTAAGTTATTGTCAGTTTCTACTTCCAAATCACCAACCCGGTCTTCTACCTTTTGAATACGAGCATTGATTGCTTCTATCATCCTAGTAATATCTTGTACTACTTTAATGATAGTTGCATTCAACGTATTAACCGAGTTAACCAAGTTATCGTTCACAATTTTAATCTGAGAAGCTAATTCGTTTTCACGGTTCTTAGCTCTAGTTACCTCAGCTTCTAATTGAGTACGTAATTCAGTTAATCGGTTAGTGATATTGGTAGCAAAGTTCGGGTCATTGTTTAATGCTTCAGCTAATTCCTTTAATGTATCCAAAGCATCATCAGCACCATCTACTAAGTCATGTATATATTTCTCAACTTGTTCTTGAGTCTGATATTTCAAATCGTTTTCTAGTTGAGAAACTTTAGTAACGTAGTTAGCATGTTCCTCAATCCCATTCAGTTTTTCTAGCAATTCATCAGAGAAGTTATTTTCTGACAAATCCCAACCTTCTTTCTTATCTACCTTGTTTGCAATTGATAAGAAGAATGCCCAGAACTCTTTAAGAGTTCCAACAAAACCATGAGCCAAAGAGTCATCATAATAACCCTGTAATAGCCGTTGGTCAATCTCTTCGCAAGTGTAGTATTTACTAACGTACATATGTATATATTTTAAGGTGTTACTTTATTCTTTCCCAATAACAGTTCTGAGTTATTACCACGGAAGTATTCTTTTTCTTTACCAGCAAAAGCATTTGGGATATCATCTGGATTATCTGGGTCAACATCTCCTCCATCCTCTATATCCCCAACTACTACGGCATAATCAGGTAATTTCCTAACTCTGAACTTAATAACTTGGCCAAAGCCTATATGAGGTATATCTTTATCCCATACCTCTCCAAAGTAATCTTGGTAATTTGATACGAACTTCATACCAGTCATAGATTGCATGGTAGTAGCCGAATTACCAGTACCAGGCATTTCTATGTGAACTCCAGAAGGTCCATTCAAGATTATAAGATTACTGTCCCACCAATCTCCTTCTACATTGTTAAGCTTGGTGAAACGTAACATTAACATTTTCATATCTTTATGGATTTTGTTCTACGAATTTGATTTTAGTATCTCTATCCCTTTTGAGGATTACCAAGAATACCAAAGCTTCATCTTTAGCCTGAGATACTTGAGTATCTCCAGAAGGCTTATATACTATCCCATTGATAACAAATCTATCCTCGGACCAGTTAAAGTTCCAATAACCTTCCTGATTGAGATATCCGATTTGTTCTATGTAATTCTTTGAAATAAGTATAGAAAGGTTCTCATCATCTAATTCTCCAGAAACAGTAGCCTTATTAATAGGCCAATTCCTAAAAGCATTGTAATAGCATAAAGCTTCTATGGGAATATTATAATATCTTGGGCTATCATCCTCAGCATGATTTAGATATTGATTAACATGTTTAGCCCAAGTAATTGTTTGTCTTCCAGCATCCCAGTCTAAGAAATCAGTGATAATCTTTTTATACCTATTCCAAGAATGGTTCTTAACCATTCTCCAAGGTTCTTTTGTCATGATTTCTTATCTATTATGGTTAACGAAGGTTTACTTGCTTTATTGAGAGGGGCTGTTGGATTAGGTCCTCCCAAAAGAGTTGGTTTTCGATGATTTACTACTTTTGGTACTACTAACCGTTCGATTTGATCACAGAATGGTAAGTATATCTCTAACCTAGATGCTAGCATACAGAGATTCTTTCTCAATTCATCCATATATCCTCCAGGTTGGATCATCTTTGAATAAGTACTCCATAAGCTAGATATACTTTCGGATATCTTATCATAATACTGTACCTCGGTAGGACCTGTAGTAATTTGCTTTATCCTATCTCCTCTAGCATGTTCTCCAGGTGAATCACCATCTTGGTCTGGTCCATGAGATTCAGTGGAGATAATTTCTCTAAAACTATTTCCTGCAACCAACAGGATATTTTGTATTTGTATATTGAGATAATCCCATACTGCCAATTCCATAATTAATTGGTTTTCTAGTCCCTCATACCATAATTCATCATTATATTTATCTGGTGGTATAGTATGATTTACTAGTGGGAAGATATATAATTGCCATTTAGTGATGTATGCAGTTTTATCTTCTATGGTCATACTCTCATGCAATTCTTTGGGAATATACCTATCTATTAAATTGTAGATGGTATCCTGAAGAGTAGTATGCCCATAATTACATACAACTACGGTTCGAGTACAAGTCAAATCTAATCCATCAGAATTAGTGACATGTAGTGTTACATCATAAAATCCAGACTTCTCATAAGAGTAAGATTGATGTCTTCCACCATTGAAAACCTCTCCCTTATCATCGCCAAAGTCCCAGTCAAAAATAGATTTGGCCGGGACTTTGGTTAATACTCTAAATGAAACTTCCAGACCTGATGTTACATATGTGAAGTCTAGATTCTTTTTCATTTATATTCGGATTTGTTTATTCTTTGTTTTCTTCGAAATCTTCAAGTAAAACTTCAAGAATATCTTTTACTGTATCTTTCGGATCAGCTTCGATTTCATGTTTCTTAGCAATCAGCTTAGCTTCTTCAAGTGAATAAGCTTTGGCAATCTTACTGATTTCCATACCCTTTGCAAACTGAGCAGCTAGCTTCTTGTCAAGCTTTTCGATATCCTCAGCAGTATACTTAGCAGTTTTGTTCTTATCCGGAACTAAAACCAAGTGGCCAGAAACTAAAGCTTTCTGAATACGTTTTGTTCTGTACTGACGGGCAGTAAGTTCTCTCTCTTCGCCTTTTGCAATTGAAATACCTGTTACCTGGTCGTTAAAACTGTAGGCATTAGTTCCAACTGTTACAATATAAGTAGTAGCCATAATCTTTTATTTTATTTAGGTTATAATATAAAACCCCGAACAGAATGGATTGAAACTGTTCGGGGAGAAATTAGACAAAAATACAATGAAGAAATCCCGGATATTATTCTAAGTTAACCAATAGGTATGGGTCAATGTTCATGAAGCTCGGGAATCCAGCTTCAGAGAATTTCTTGTTAGCTGCCAACAGAAGAACAGCATCCTGGTACATCTTAGAGAAACCTGTAGTCAGAGAAGCATATACAGCTTCAGTCTGATTAGATACGATTCTTTCTGATTCAAGCATCAACTGTTTAGCAGTAAGCTTAATCAAGGCAGCACTGGTATCTACCATCAACAACTGCTGATCGGGAGTTCCCGGGTGAATATAGAAGTTAGCCTTGTTGGGAACCGGAGACTTGATATCCAGTGTAGCTTCTGTAGTTCCTGAGTGACGTTCTTTGAATTCAGGCAAGTTCAACATCTCGATAGCCTGGTCTTCACCACCAATCATAGTAGTAAAGTTACGGCCCATACGAGCAGCACGAACCCAGATATGCAACAAGTCTTTATAAGTAATACCGTTGGTTGTTTCATATACACCAATAACCGGAGCAGATTCAGAACCATCAGCTTTGTTACCGTTCATCAAAACATCCATTGCCAAAGTATCCATAGCATAACCCAACTGAATACCAAAGTCACGGAGATAGATTCCCAATACATCGATTGAAACGTAGTTTTTAACTTCGTCAGTAAGTTTAAATCCTTTACCGATTTTGAACAGAGAAACTGATTTCTGTCCGAAGCTTACATCTCCCAAAGGAATTGTTTCTGCTTCATTTACCTTAGCGGGAGCAGCATCCGACATATTTACCATCGGCATAGTTACCTGCAAACCATTAATTGATTGGTCTGAAGCAATGATGTTCGGGTAGAAAGGTGCCTGACGCATACCAGTTGTAATAGCAGCACGGATGATTTCCGGTACAATCCAACGGATATTCTGTTGCGGCATAGTGAAGATGTTCTGCATTGTATCAATCTTCGGATTAATGCCCAACTTTTCAAAGAAGGCATCCTGTGATACACCATATTTACCCTGTACCAGTTCTTCCAGAGTAACTTCAATAGGCAATGTGTTGTTGGAACCCTGACGGTATGCTTCCAAACTTCTTACCATTTCCGGAAGTTCCTTTCTAAGGTCTTCCATTTTCAATTGTGCAAATTCTGTATTCATTGTTCTTTTAATGTTCAGTTAATGATTAGCGTACCAATACTTGAATAATATCATTAGCTTCATCAGCCGGTACGATGCTAATAAATTTTGTTTCATCGGCTGAAGTTTCAGCAGTGATGAAACGGTCAATCAACAGGGTATCTGTGGGTTTTACATAACCACATTCCATAGCCTCTTTAGCTACCCAGTTTACAACCATGAAAGCTTCTACAGCTACAGTTACTTCTACGGGGAAATTTCTTTGAGCCTGATAAGCAGGGTTAATGTTGTCAGTTACAGCTATACCCAGATAAACCTGGCTGCCATTTCCACCCGGGATATAAGGTTCGATATTACCATCGGTATCCAAAGCTACCGGCATACCCTGATGAATAACTTTGTTTTCTTTTACACAGAAAGCCTGATGCAACTTGTGAGATTCGCTCTTATAGATCACCGCTCTGGGAGTTTTTTCACCAAACAGAGTCATCGGTTGATCCTGATTTACCAGCTTAGTAGTAGGATGTGTATTCATATTCTTCTTATTTTAGAGATTATTTTAATTTGTTTGAATAGATACCTTTCAGAATCTCTTCAGTACTCTTTTCGGAATTCTGAGCAGTAGCTTTGTTATCAGATTTATCTTCTGGCTCAGCTGCAGAAGAAGCACGGCTTACATCATGAGAACCGCATTTAGCACAGGTCATTGGGAATTTTTCTTCCAATCGAGTTTGGTAATCTTTAGTAAGAGAGATCAAAGTTACCATGCCGGTAGTTTCGGCATTCAACATTGTAACGATAGTTTCATCAGCTTTGTCACCCATAAGTTTTTTATAGGTTGCAACAGCATTTCCACGGAGAGATGCAATGTGGTTTTTACCTACCTGAGCCATTTCCTTCAGATTTGCAACTTCTGCATTCAGATTAGTAACCTGTTCTGTAAGAGAAGTTTTTTCTGTAGTTAAGTTATCCACAGTAGTCTGAAGAGTGTTACGAGAATTAACCAATTCCTGAATGGCTGCAAATGCAGTTTCCTCGTTCATCTCTGTACCTTCGGCAAGAGTAAGGCAATCTTTACCAAAGATTCTTTCTAAAAATTTTTGTAGTTCATTCATATCTTTATTATTAGGATTTTGATTTCCTTGGTTATCATCATAAGATTGGGAAGTATCGTTATTTTCACTGAACAAAGCTAGATCAGTTTTCATATCATAGAAGAAATACTGTTTAGACTTATCATCTCTATATTCTTCGTATGAAGCCCAAGTTCTCTTGGCAAAATTGGTATTAATGATTTTACCATCATCCCCAATCTTCTGAGCAAAAGCATCAGCTCCATGAGATACCAAAGAGGTTTCTAAGTATCTTACTACTTCAGTAACTATTCTTCGTACCAATACTCCCTTAGAATCATAGGTACCCAGTTTCTGGTAGAATTCGTTATCTTCCATATTTGGGTGAGACTTAACCCACTTAAACTGTACTGTTACTGAGTTAGAATGGATAGATGGAGGATCCATAAGAATGCCTCTAGCAATTCTCGGATTTGCTTTACCATCAATCTTTAATATACCATTAATACCTGCAGGAATAACAAAAGAACCATCCTTGTATTCATCTTGCCAGATAACTTGTGATACAGCTCCAATAGCATTACCAATATTAGTCTCATGGTCACAGTTTACTGTTTGTCCTAAGAGCATTCTCATAGAAGCTTTTAATACTCCATTTTGACTAAAATCGGTAGGATTCCAGTTCTTAGACACAATAGTTGCAGATAATAATCTGAACATTGGTTCAATAAACTCCTCATCTTTAGGAGTAAGTTCTTCTGGCTTCAAGTCAGGATAATAGGTATTATAATCTATTCCTCCTCCCCAAAAACCAAATTGACTGACTGACTCCTTAGAAGTTTGAGCCCATTTATAAAAATTCTCCGAGAAGGTTTGTGGTTCTATGGATGTTGGGATATACCCAGCCATTATAGTATGACCACTACCTATCACTAGAGAATCTAAATGTTCTCTGTTCTTTTTAGTAATCGGTTTACTCATCTTGATTTAGTATTTTGATCTCCTCGTGAAGGAGCCGGGTTATTTTTATCTCTTGATCTACGAGCAGATTGGTTTTTATCGTCCTGTCTCTGTTTCTTCTTAGTACCCTCTTGTGGGTCTGAATTACCTCCCTTAGCAAATTGATCTTCCAATGAAACTCTTGGTTCTTCTTCTGAAGGTGAATCATAACCCATTTCCCAAGCATATTGATACTGAGAAATGATACCTGCCTTGTAAAGCAAGTCAAGGTTCTGAATCTTATACTGTCTACCTTGTTGGATTTTAACCTCATCAGAGATAGTAGATGATCCCCAAGTAATGGTTATCCCCTTGCAATCAAAGCCAGCCAGACGTAGTTCTAGTTCATAAATAAACTTAAGAACATAAGAAACTATCATTTGGATATTCTTCAGCTGACTTATAAGCTTAGAAAGCATAATACCAGTTGCTCCTTCTCCAATGGAAGCTTGTACTCCAATTAGGTTGCCATTTACTCCCAAACCATTAGCAACTGATTGCTGGTTCATATTCCAGGGTTTATCAATATTGCTCATCTCTTTTGAAGTAGAGTTAAGTTTAAACTGGTGGTCATCAATGTAACCAGTTACTACTCCATCCTTCATACCTTCCCTTACATTCTGTTTCAAACGTATTAGCTCCCTATTTAATCTTCTAGTGTAAGCTTCTACATTTTCATTAGGTTTCTGTTGTGGTTTTTCCATCAAAGCCTCTAGAAAACCAACCATACCACAGATTTCCATGATATGTTTAAAGTTAGTTTTCATATCATGCTGACCCTTTAATGAATCCAAAGATGCCATAAAAGGAGGTATTCCGTAAGGTTCATCAGTATCATTATACATACCAACATAACAGTAGGTCTCTGTATTAAGTTTGATATAATCTTGCTTATTCGAGCCATTCCAAAGAGTGTTCCTCTGATATGGACTGTATACACCATTATTCTCTCTTTTGAATATTATCCTATCTGGTTTGAGGAATAATATAGTAGCTAGACCATCAAGCTTTTCATTTGGTACAGCTTCTACTGAGATAGCTCCACTAATCATCAATTGAACTATCATCTTGTTTACCAAGCCATCCATACCAGCAGTATAGTTAGACCATTTAGAGGATACCTTAGAGAGATGATCTCTCATCTTATCAGCCTCTTTATCGGTATTATTAGGGAAGGTTATGTTGTGACCAGTATTAGCAAGCTTAAACATGTCCTGTAAAGCTATGTTAACATCTGGATTCACTTTATATAAATCCCTTAAAAGCTGAATCACTTCAACACGAAAAGAAGGCGTAACCATCTGAGTTAAGCCTTTCAATGTATGAATGAAGTTACCTGGGTCATCATCCGGTTCCGATACTCTACCGGGTGAAATTGGTACCTCCTCTTTTTTACTTGGAGGATTAGCCTTGTTTTCTTGTATTGGAAATCGATTCCTTCTATCGAATCCAAAAAACTTAAGAATTTTCATTTCGGTTGTATTATTACATTAGTTTTTCCTTTTCGTATGTGATTACAAATAGCTTTACCAAATATATCATCATCAGAATAAACATCTCCTTCCAAATCCACATCTACAGCAGAAGTATTATTTCGGTGTTTACCCATGGCTACAGGTCTACCCAAACCATCATATATAAAGGTAGGAGCTTCTTGAACAAAGAAAGGATCCTTCACAATAATATTCTCTTCTCGAATATCTTGTTCTAGACCCTCTATAATTACTGAACGATTCTTTTGGGTAGTTAACCAACCTGGAGATTTATCAACCTCTGGTCTGGACTTACCTTTCTTTTTCAGAAGCTTTTGATAGTAATATAGGTTAGGGTATCCTTCTGACTGAAGAGCAGAAGTTACTGCTAACCCAACGTCGTTAGATTCTGGAGCTACAACAGCAAAATTAAATAATTGCCCAGTATCTCCCAGTAACCTAGCATATTTATCTACTGCCATTCTTCCCTTATACACAACTTGTTCTTCTCCCAGCTTGTCCATACAAGTGAAAGAAGAATAGTCTGAGCCTCTACCTGTTGCAACGTCTGCACCGATAAAGTACTGTTTATTTGGATCTGGTTCGTTGAATTGTCTATACTGACGATTGAAACGATATTTTAAAACTGGATAATCACTTAAGCAATCTTCGATAGCCTTGATATCTGCCATATCAAATACTGTATTACCTGAAGAAAGAAAGTCTCCATCGATTTCTTGTGCAGTTCTTTTTGGACCCAATGCAGAAGCCATCTGGTCATACCAAGATTGATCCCGTTCTGGGTGCATCTGCCAATATAATCGAATAGCATTGAAAGGATTACCTCCAGCTATAGCATCTACCCATGTTGAATGGTAAAAATTACCCATACCGTATGGAGTAGAATTGATGATGGCTGAACCTCCGGTGGAAAGCGTAGGGAAGGCAGCTGCCCAAATAGCTGAAGCCCACCGAACGATTGCAGCCTCATCAATTACCAGGAGAGAAAGAGATTCTGAACGACCTGCTTCGGGAGATGTTGGGATGGATTCTATGAATGAACCATTATCGAATTCAATCATAGAGGCAGAACCAAATTCCCCAGTTCTTCCGTTAATGATCGGGGTTTGCATATACCATGGAAGATTCTTATACATGAACTTAATCTTCTTAAGTACCTTCTTAGCTGTTGTATCCTTAATGGAGATAATGTTTATCTTCTTATTAGGATGATATGATGCCAGCCATAAGCAGTACATAGATATAAGTTCTGTAATACCCGCTTGCCTGAACTTTAACAAGATATTGAATCTCTGGAGTATAAATTGGTATAGTACGGCTTTTTGATACGGATATAATTCAAATCGAACCTTTCCTCTCACTGGATGTATCACATAACAAAAAAGACTGAAAAAGAAAACATCCGTTGTAACCCTAGATAGATTAGATAATTCTTCTCTTGTAAGGTTAGTGGGTGTTTCCTGTATCTTCTTTGCCATAAAATCTAAAATTTATAAGTTACTACCAGTTCTAAATCAGTTTTGATACCTGAGAAATATCTTGGGTAATAAAAACTGTTTATCCCCAGTTTGTAATTAAATCTCTTAGTCTCGATTGAAATTCCTGTTCCCAAATCCCATAGATTGTTAAAGGGTCGGTACTTACCATAAACATAAGGAACTAATCTTATTCTAGATTTAATTTCTTGTGTGGTAAGTTTTCCGTTATACCAAGAATACTTGTAGTTATTAGGGTCGATATTGAATAACCTACTAGAATAAATTCCTGAATTTTGATTAAGGAAACTCAATGTAAGTTGATTCTTATCGATTACTAATTGAACAAGAGAATCCTTCTCTGAGATTATAGAATCAGGATTATTAGCGGTATGAATAGGCTTATCCCAATTCTGATAATTGTAAAGAAGGATTCTACTTGGGTTAAGTAAATTATCGTAGGAAATTGGCAGGAAATCTTTCCTCAAATAAATTGTATCAGTATGTTGAATGATCTCTTTATCAGGTAACATACTGAGTTGTTGATTCAGTTTGTAATTCCTGAAGCAAAGGTAAATAGTAAATCCTAGTAATAAAAGGACTACCATGGCAACTTTAAGCTTCTTCATAACATAATTCATAATCAATGTGTTCAACAAATATAATAACATACTTTCTAGGTAAACTTGGTACCAAGTTTACCTTTCGATGAACGTAGTGAATCGAAATGTTTTTATACCCCTTTCTTCGTATATATCCTATATCTTACTACAATGTATACTTATATACGAAGTATATATAAGTATAGAGCTATATAATAATAGATATATATATACGAAGTATGTTATATATATCTATTATTCAAAAAGTTTTTACAAATGTAATTCAAAATACCCTCATAAGACGACCTCATACTATTACCTTTTAAATAATTAAATCTCAGTAGATTATGAAAAAAGATAATATCCCTGGATTTCCCGGTTATTACATCTCTAAAAGAGGTAGAGTTTTTAGTAGAATAGAGTTAAAACCTCAAGGTAACTTAAAAGGTAGTAAACGAACCTATTCTTCAAAATGGCATGAATTAAATCCCTATAAAAAGAAAACCGGTAAACTACAAGTATCTCTTTATAAACCTAATGATAAAAAAGTTTATACTTTACAAATCCATAAACTAGTAGCTACATTATATGTACCAAATCCAAAAAACTTACCTTTTGTATGTCATCTGGATGATATCGGTACTAATAATCATTATAAAAACTTAGTTTGGGGTACTCCTAAAGATAATGCTCAAATGAGAGAATATAACCATCAGCTCAAAGGTATTAAAAGGAGTAAACCTAAAGGATTTATGTCGGGTAACTCTAATTCCATGTATGGTAGTATTAGAATTGGTAATGCTAGTAAATATTCTTTAAAAGAGATACTAGATTGGTATATCCTTTATGAAAAGGGAGAATCCATAAAAAACATTTGTAAATTGAAAGGAGTACCCTACAAGGTAGTGAGTCGTAAGATTAAACTAATTAACTCGGATAGGAATAAATACCTTACTTACCTTTATGCAACTCTAAACATCTTTTAAACCAGATAGGTATTTCATGTACCGACCCTTTGCTCAAGGTATACCTAGCTTTATTTAACCAGTAATGATAAGTCTTAGGATCCCAAGTTGCAAATCCCCGAATAAACACTCGGTAATTTTCGGGGAATCCCATAATTGCCTTGAAATCATAAATACCCAAAGGATACCCATCAGGTCTAAATTGCCTATCTGAGGGTCTGAGTGTTAAAGGTGGTTTATCATCTTCCAATCGATATACTCCCGGGAGAGTACTCATTTTAGCAGTTTTAATGGGCCATTTCTTTTCATCTTTGAAATCATGAGTCCAAAGTTGTCTTACTTGTCTGACTGTAAGATTTTTCTTTTCAGGTAATTTCCGATAATCATACATGGCTAAAACTTTATCAGAGAATGGAATTAAAGCTTCCTGTGGGGCTTGTACTAGTAAATCTCTAGTAAGTTTTGGAGTATTTACTTGGAATACTTCATTAAAAGAATCCAAATACTCTTTTCCCTTGTCTAAATGAACTCCGATAATTACTAATCTTTTTCTTGATACTTGGGAGTTTCCGAAGTCAGAAACGCTTCTTTCGTGAAAAATAAGTTTATAGTTCTTAAAGAAGTCCGTTAACATTTCTTTAGAAATGAGAGATAGCAATCTGGGTAGGTTTTCTATAAGAAAGAGAGCGGGTTCGTAATATTGAATTGCTTGGAATACTAGTTGTATACTTTTATTACTTTTAGGGTCTCCCAGGGTCTTAGATTTAGATAATCTCATTACTGAGCAACTACCACAATCAGGGCTAGATAATATGATATCTGGATGCCAATCTTCTGGTAGTTCATACCCTTTTAAGAAAGGTATGCCTTTGAAATTAGCTTTCCACTGTTCTTCTCTACCGGTATGGAATACTCCACGAGGTTCTATATTTCCAATAAGTTTATCTCTAAAAGGGAATAGGAGGGCTCCTTGCCCTCCACATACTCCCAGTACTTTTAAGTCTTTCATTTCTTGTAACTTCTCAATTTTATGTATTTGAACCAAGCATAATGCTTCCTAGTTGAAATATAATCCAGGTTCGAATCATTATTATGAGCTTCTTCCTCAAAACTTACATCATGATACCTTTCATTCTGCTTGTTCCATTTAGCAAAACAAAGGATGATTAAGTACTCGATTCCATACCAAAGGTAGAAAAATACCCATAACATCTCAGCCATTTGCTTTGAATGTATATGTTCATGGTTATAATCCACCTCAGTAAACTTAGCCCCCTTTCTTACAAACACTAAACCAAAGATGTTGATAGCTTTGTATCCCTTGAAAGGTATAAGGTTGTTGTAGATTACTTTCATAGCTTGTCTTTAAAGTTTTCATAGGTATTTCTTAGCTTTTGGTCGTAGTTATTATCTTTGTAAATAGGACCATTATATCCTTTAGCGAAGGCATCCCAGTCTTTTGCCTTCAAATGCTTCACTAAACCGGAGTTATAGAGGAAATGATACATCAATTCTAGCTGCATTTCATGAGATTCAGACATCTTTTGGATCATTTCATCCACTGATTGACATCCACAAAGCTGATAATTGAAGCCCATAATCTGTCCCAATCCCCAAGAAGTAGCTAAATTAGCACAGTTTTCATCAATTTTACGAGCTGCTTCGAGTCTTTTCCACTCTCCTTCACCTCCTAAGTAGAATTCTTTGGTCCATTTTTGATAAACTAAGGATGGATTTCTCTTGGCTAGGTCATATAAATAGGTTCTTTTGCCTTCTCCATCGAGTTTTATCTTCAAATATTTCCACATTACATGACCCTCGAAGAGAATCTGAGGTCTACCAGAGGGTAAAAATCCGTCTCGATTACCACATTCTACTACAGTTACTGTCTTTAACAGAGCTGGTTCAAGGTTTAACTTGTTTGCAACCTTGGCAATTAATTCGTTAGTAAGTTTATCCATAATATAAATTCTTAGAGTTTACATTAAAGAGGATAAAGTATTGCTTGTAGCCTTTCTTAGGTAGGTATATCGAGTTCTATTTATCAATGAATAAATAATTTAATTATGGATATGGGAAAGAAACAACAGATTATGGTTGATTGGTTTAGGAAAACCTTAGATGAATCGAAGAAACCCTGGAATACCCAGGTATATTTGATAACTGATAAGTATCATGTTTACATTGCCAACAAGGATATCAGATTAATAGGAAGTAATTTCGGTAAGGCAATCGATAGACCCTTGAAATATTTCTTATTTACTGACGGTAAGATACAGTATTTCAACAGTATAGAATTTCTTGGCTATTTGCCTTTCGAATTAAGAGACGAATACCCAGTCAATTGCAAACCTCTCAATCCTTGGGAATACGACTACTACCGTCAGCATGGGATAACCTCAGAAGATTTGCAGAATTTATTTAATAATGATTGATATTTAAAAATAAAATAGTATATTTGTATAACGAAATAAATAATGTATTTATATGAAAAAAGAAGTAATAAAACTCAAAGAGGGTAACTCGGTAATTTACCAAGACAAAACCCTAATGGAAAAGGCAAACGTAGTATCTATCGATAAAAAGAATGGTACTGCAATATTATCTAATAAGGTAATAATTACTAGAACAACAAATCTAGAGGGTCAATTTACTCGATTAGATGGGAAAGGTAATGCAATAATCCTACCTTGTACTACAGAGAATGAACAGAAGTACAATGCCTTTGTTGCATATCACCAATCCAAGAAATCCTTAGAGGCAATCAAAAAATGGTTGGATGATAACGGGAAACACAAGGATAATGAAACCCTTGAGAAGGTGATAACCTTAGATAAGAAACTTAAAAAATTAATTGAAAAGCTCAATGAATAGTACTTGGATAATATTAGGCATAATCTATGGGATATGCCTAATCCCCTCTATACTTCTAACCAAGATGTTATGTCAAGAAATCAGGATGATAAGACCTCATCTATTATTCCTTACAATCTGGTTAGTATTACCTTTATTTCCTATTTACCTAATATTCTTTAAAAAGAAAAACAATGGCTAGAATTAAAGATTACGACGAAGATTTATCTGCTCCTAAACTTCTAAGAGAAAGGGCAAGAGATAATAAGGGTAGGTTCATTAAAAAGGACCTACCACCCTACCTAGGATCTGAGCAAGTATTAAAACCTAAGAATTACTATCACTTCGATAGTCACGGTAATTATAAGGGTAGCTCAATGAATTTTGATGCTCTAGTATGCCTTGGCTTTACTTGGTTTAAGTTACTGGGAGTAGTATTAATGATGTTACTATGGCCAATAGTATTTATATATGCCCTTAATGATGGGATAGAGGGATACCCATTTAAGAAGTATGCAATCCCTTATATCTTTATCCTAGTGGCTTGGTTTATAATATTCTTATATGGATTAGTATCATGAGCAATATCGATGAAGAAGCAAAGAATAACTTCACCATAGAGATGAGGATATTCGAAAACTATGAGAAAGTAAAGCATGAGATAATCAAGGCAATTGATTTCCTAGAGCATAGTGGAACTGCCATGGGAATGTGTAATATATTCAATAGTCAGGATCACGAATTCTGGCATAGTGTAATTAAACCCTGGTTCCAACCTGAAAGGTTTGGTATTACCCATCTCTGGTTTCCTTCTGGATTTAGTTTCATAGGTTATGGAGAGTATCATACTATAAGAGGTAATCGATGGTTGGAGAGTATCATACTATAAGATTGATAGAGAGAATCGTATATTTGGGTATTGGTTTCCTCCCTATAAGAAATATATCCCACATAGGATTAAGGTTTTGAAATTGGCTTTAAAGGATTAAGGAAGAGTATGGTAAGAATTGATAGATTAAGAGAAGATAGTGAAAAGAGAATCTTAAGATGTTCTGAAGGTAATAGGGTTATCGGTTATGGATTAATCCTGAGGATATGATGAGAATAGAACCATTATTGGAGGGAGGGATAGAATTTGGATGGAAGAACTTGAGATGTATTATACTTTCTTCTATGAGATAAGGAATGGTAGAAGGCTTATTGGGAAGAATAGGGTTAAGAAGATATTAGATACCCTTTTATAGGATGAATGCCAGGGATGTTAGGTCTCTGGCTTCTTTGTATGTTGTGTCTTGGTATGCCCTTAACGTGTGTGTAGGAAAAAAATTTTTAGTGTGTGTGTTCAAGGCTTTTCTAGGCAATGCCCTTAATACGAGGAGGTAAAAAGTTGTGGTAGTAAATGCGGAGTTTGTGTTCAAGGTACCCCTTAATACGAAAGCCTAAAAATACCAGGTACTAAATGCGGGGTACGGTAGCCCTTATTTAGAATAAGTCAAAAAAAAAGTAAGGGACAAACATTCCCTTACTTTTTGTTATTTATTTAAACTTTTCGATAATAGTATTTTACTATTAAAAATTAAATAACAAACAAATAAACAAACATTTTTAAAGGTTGTTTTATCTAAAGGATATACGTAAATGTAATCTATTAAATCCTCGTGTTCGTCCAGATATTCAGCTAAATAATAATAATCTTTATCACTTATTAAACTAAATTCTAAAGTATTAGTAGTTTCTTCTACAAATCTATATTTGTTTACTTTAATTAAATAATAAGCAAACCAACAAAATGCAATAAAACCAAAAATTACACCAATAGCATACCAAAATAAATATATCATATTATTTAATTCTAAGAATTAATTATAATTTTTAAGTAGGGAACTAAATCCCTACTTTAGTTAAACATTGATTTATTTTTTCACGATTTGTAAAGCCTTTTTTAAAATTTCTTTGTTTGTTTCTTTCATATTTTCAGAACAAACAGAAGAAAGCGAAAAATCGTTTACTTTGTAAACTTGTTTGTAAAAGTCTAAAAACGCTTTTTTTAGTTTTTCTAAGCGAGTTTTGTCCTTTTCTTGTGTCAAACTTTCGGACAATGAAAGAATTGTATTACGAAATTTCTTTCGAGCAACTTTTTTCTCTTTATCTGAAAGTTCTGAAAAAATTTCTTCTTTGTAAATATCTGATTTTTTAACTCCAAAAGAAGTTTTTAAAAGTCCTTCAGTGGACTTATTTAAATTAGCTAGAATATCTTTATAAAGAATATTGTTTGCTTTTGCTTGTGCTTTAGCTTTTTTAGCACTCACTTTGTTTACTTTTTCTTTTGTAGAATTTTCAACAACTACATTTACATTTTCAACTGAATTTAATTTTTTTTCTTCCATAATAAAAATGCTTGAATTTTTGAATTTATTTTATTATAACCTTTTCGATAAAAATTCAAGTCTTATTAGAAACTCGAAAAGGTTTTTTATTTCTCTATGCAAATATAAGAATAATATTTTAATCTGCAAAATTTTCAAAGATTTTTTTTTGAAAATTTTTCTTATTAAATTTTAGAACTCTTATCGTTTCCGACATTGCAAAGATAAGGACTTTATTTTAATCTACAAAAAAATTCGAGAAAAATTTTTGTTAAAAATGAATTTTATTATTTTAAGAATAATTTTTAGAAAATATTTGCATATCTCAAAAATTTTATTATTTGCGTGTACATTATTTATTATCAGAAATTTAATAAAAATTTCTACTCATTAATCTTTGGGCGGCCTAAATTTTGCCCGCACGTTGTCCGCTATATAATACCTGTATGATAACAAACTAGGGCCATCTATGGTTCCATTACTATATCCTCTTGGTAATCCTCTATTCAAATCCCCATGGCCAGAAGATTCTAGGGGATTTTCGGAAGGCCTTTTAAGTGGCTATAGAATATCTGTATATTATATACCTATTACCTGAAGGCCATATATGGTCGATAGTTAGCGTACTTAGGTAAGCCTTATAAGATCTATAGATAGGCCTAGTGGGTTCTTATATAAGGCTAGTAAGTATATGTGTAGTAAAGCTCTAGTACCTCTTAGGTAATTATATGAAGTCTATAGATGGCCTCTTAGGTATGTACATAGAAAAGCCAAGGTACCTTAGTTAGGCCTGGACAATTAATTAATCGAAGTATATTGTGAAGGTTATACCATCTGTAGTAAGGGAAAGGTCTTCGCAAAGGTTATCTGAAGAATCTGGTTGCTCGGTAGAAAATTCGATTAGGCAATCGTCGGTATTAATGTAAAGGCTGATAAAGTGATTGCCAGCATTTATTAGCTCTGGTAAGTTTTCGTCGAATTGGTCGTTTGAATTGTAGATATATTCGTACCAGGGGTACTCTGGTAAGTAGTTAATAAGATTAGTGATGATCTTATTGGTTATCTGATTTACTGGGACTGAAGGATAATCGGGATAAGTCTCGGGTTCAGATACTAAGGGTTTGGTACTGAGGTTAAATTTAATGTTTGAGATAGTTACTTCTTTTGTTTTCATAAATAATAGGATTTGTAGGCACCCTGTTATGGGTGCCCGGTTAGTAATTTAATAATTGTAGGGGATTGATACTGTGAAAAAGCTATTGAACTCTGTTATGATTGGGGCTTGGCCAAAGCATGCTTCAGGATCATAGGCAAATGTGTCCCGTAAGCATTCGATGCAAGTAATGCTTGCAGTGTCATCGAAATGTTCTGGATCGTTTTTAAAGAAAGTTAGTATATGTATACCGTCTTGGTCTGGGTTATCGATTGTGGTAATTGATATTAAAGTAGTGTAGTCAGGTATAATGGTATTTTCCTGTAACTCCTGTAGGTAAGGAGTAATGAACTCTGGTAAGCCTCCAGGATAGGAGTGTTCGGGGTTGTTTTTAGTAATAAAATTACATTGAATCTCTTTTGCAAAATTAAATGAAGTTTTAATAGTTGTTTCTATAATCTTAAACTTTTAATTAGTTATTAAATTAATTATCTGATGCAAATATAATACTTTATTTTTAAATATGCAATATCCCAGTTTACCTTTCGAAGGCCCCTAATGTCCTAGAATTATCTAAAATAACCATAATATAAATACTTATGCAATTAACAACAATATTACTAGGACGGCAATTAAAAATAGCCCCTTGATTGCCTAGAAATTTATAAAATCCGAGGCCATTTATGGCATATTTTGTGTACCCAGTTTTATAAAATCCGAGCCTAAAATGGCCCCTCTAGGTACCCAGTTTTTATATAAATCCTAGCCTCTTGGCAATTAAAATCCGAGTCTAGGTACACAAAATCACAACCTAAATCCTAGATTACACAAACTAGCCAAACAGAACACTTTTCAATTACACGTGTGAAGCTAAAATACATACGTATCTAAATCCCACCCATATTAGTATATTATATATAGGCGTTACTAAAATAGCTACGTGTCAAAAAGGCTCATATACGTATCTCAAAAACTATTGCCAGAGTGTACTTTTTGCTTTTCTGTGATTTGATGGGCCATGTATGGTGATTTATTGCCTAAAATGGCCTCTGAGGCCTCAAGGATTTAGTACTTTAAATTTTGAGAGCTATAGTGTTTGTATAGTAGATGGGCAGTCAAAGGGGTATGTTCCTGACATTTTCGAAAAACCCCCGTTGGTACACAGAAAAGAATAAATAAGATATTAGTTATATGTATTATTATATATTGATATAGGGGATTTGTATCTTAGTTAGTGATATGTGTATATTGTTGTATATGATATAATTGTATACCTTGTTATTTGTATATTTCTTTGTTGGGAGTGGGGTAGGTTGTGTACCTAGTATCTGTATACTTGGTTTTATTTTGTTTTGGGAGGTAATTGATTATATTCTTGTGTACACAAGAATACCTAGAGTTTTCTGGGCTCTAGGTATTCTTTTTATTTATCTTTTGTGGTGTTGGGAGAGGGATACTAGATCTTCTGGGTTCTGAAGTATATCCTGTAGGTATGGGTTTATCTCTTGGATGTTATACTGGGCTTGGAACCTAGAGATGGTACCCTTTAGTTCATCTATTAGAGTATCATAGAGGTTATTGTATATTATCTCTTTGATTTTGGTTTGGACTTCTTTGTTTTGTTCTAAGGGTATTCGTCGGATGGTTGAGACTTGGATCTCTATTGGTTTCTCTAGGTCTGGTACCGTTGGTAGGTTACCCATATAGTCTAGTCCAGAGATGAATTCTAATATTTCTTCATTGGACATAGATAATATATAGTTGGGCTCTTTGTATACTTTGCAGGTTAGTATTTGATTACCATTCTGACTGATGGTGATTCTTGATGAAGGATTTGTTGTTTTCATAAGTTCTTTGTTTTAGATGGTTATTTTTTCTCTTGGCATTGTTAGGACTTCGTAGATAGCATCATCTACGTTGAAATTGGAATAGGATGTATTGGAAATGATTTCCTCTAGGTCTTCCTCTTTTGGTTCCCATCCATAGTATCGGGCAATGATATAGGATTTGAGTATATCTCTGATATCTAAGTCATAAGTACCTATGTGATAGGTACTCATGATGTAGGCAATTGTTTTCATGGCATTATCCGAGTAATTGTTTTTCGAATGTTTCTTGGTCATCGGGATCGGGCCAGTTAATGGATTCTTCCATGTATTCAATGACTAAGTCCATGAATTGTGCTTGTAATTCTGGGGTAAGTGTTGAAATTTCTGTTTGTACTTCCCGTTGGATTTGGTCGTAGTGATAAGCAAAGATTCTGCGGATACGGGTTGAGATACCGGCATACTTTTTTAATAATTCATTATTTTTCATAAATCTAAAGTTTTTAAATAGTTAATAATTAAATTTTACTCTGCAAATATAATACTTTATTTTTAAATATGCAATATCCCTGATTACTTAGCTGAGGCTTCTATTAGGTATCTGATAGAGCCTTTTCTGGATAAGGAAGAGGCCATTAATGGATTTTACATATTTCGCATCTTTACGGAAGGCATCTGGATTCTTTTTCTTAAACTGATGCCACCAATCATCATATTCTTCAAGGGTTTTGAATACCTTGTTTAAATCCTTAGTGGGACCTGTTAATTGAATGGTCTTAGGCCATACTTTAACATCTATTCTCTTACCTTCATCGAAATATATACGAGATGGTATAATTACTTCATCTGGACCTGGGTATGGAGTTGTGCTCATAATTTCGTTATTGTAAAAGTTATGTAATTGTCTTTAGTTATCACAAATGTAATGATAGCATTACCTTGTATTGAAATAGATAGAGATTCAGGAGTATCTGCTAATATGTAGTAACTTAAGAAGTTAACTCTAAGCAAATTAGTAAGTACTTCCCTTAGTCTGAACAAGGTACAATTATCAGGATTACCGTAGATTACTGATTGAAGGTATTGGTCCTGATGATTAAGATGGTACCATCTTAATCTAGCCAAGTTTAGTTTCTCGGCTAGATCAAATTGTACGATATTTAAAAGTCTTCTTATGGGTGTCATACTGTAAATGTGATTTGCATTATGTTTGAAGATATTCTGTTGATAGATTTGATATTAGCTTCTCCATCAGTGAAGTTCATGGCAAAGTTTACCATAGCATCTGCAGCACCATTAGAAGTATCGGGAGTTTGAAATAAGAAAGAGTACATTGCAAATCCGTCCTGTTTAGATATCATTGCAGATAATGCTAAGCATTGGTTTTCAACGTAGGCATTAACTAATAGATTCATTAGATTGTTGCTGTAATCTAGGATTTCCTCTAAGTCTAAGGAAAATAATTCTTGGATTTGAAGACCTAGGTTAGTAACTAACTTGTTTAGATGTTGTGTGGTTTGGAAGATTTCATTATTTTTCATAAATCTAAAATTTTAAATAGTTATTAATTTCTTTTTCTGATGCAAATATAATACTTATATATTATATATGCAAACCCTGGAATACTAAGCTGAGGATGTATGTAAACGCTAAGAAAGGCAGATGATTAGTCTGCCTTTCGAATTTATACTCTGTATCGGATTAAATTCCATTTATCGTTTACTAGCCTGAATATCCAGAGATAATGGTTAGTGAACTCTAATAGCTTACTGTATTCAGAGGTTTCAAATACCAAGAGATCTGAGTTCTTTTCTAGGATATTGAAATGGATAGTTTTATTAGTACCCTTTCGAAGGATTTCTCTGAGATCCTTCTTTAGAGTATCATCCGAAATGAACATATTATATTGTTCTCCCATATAATCCAGATATTTATCCCTGATATCTGGATATATTCTAGACTGGCTTACGTTAAATTGTTTCGTTTTCATCTTGATTTTCTTGATTTATGTTACGTTCTATGATGTTTTGAATACATATTCTTCGGCCCTCTTCTTCTGTCTGGTCCAAGATATAGGTAAGAGAATGAGTAAGGAATAACATATCTGTATCATAATTCCTTTTGAATACTAATAATTCAAATTCCTTTAACCAATTGTGCTGCATCAATTCCAGTATCTCCTCTAAACCAACATGGTCCGTATCCATATATCCTTGGCATTTATACCAGATATCTGTAAAGACTCCCGTAATATATTCAGGTATCTTGAATCTATCAGATATATCATGAGCTGGGACTAAATCCTTAGCAGCTTGGTATTTTTCTTTGGTTATTACCATGTCTGATTTCCCTGATAGCTTTCTACTGGTGTTAACTATGAGTGGTACCTTGTAGTATAATAGGTAAGGTTCTTTGTCATATACCCAGTATCTGCTTTTGTATTCCTGATAGATTAGTACATAAGGCTTATCTGAATACATACCAAAGAGTCTCATATAAGCCGATAGGTAATTCTCTAGGTCTTTAGCACATTGTATATTCTGGTTGAATACTACCTTAGTATCTTCTAGGTAGATTAGATTCAGGGAATAACTTAACTCTAGTTCCCGTTTACGAAATCTGTTGAATAGGTTTTTGATGTTCATAATGTCTAATATGTAAAATTAATGAATACTGTTCTGGTATGATCTCTTACCCATACTGGACTAGATTCAGAATCTTTTAATCTGAATAGTGTACCTGGTTTAAGCTGTTTTAATGTGGTTTTATCCATAATCTTATTATTTATTTTGATGCAAATATAAGAATAATAAATTAATTATGCAATAAACCTCGATTACCTGTTGAGGAATTGTTCAGCTATTGAGGTAGGCTCTTTTTCTTCATATTGCTCCTCATCTAAATAGATATCCATTTCTGGGTCTGGATCCTCGGGATCTATGTTAGCCTCTATCTCTCTTCTTAATTCATGGTGTTCTCTTGAAGAGAGTTCCATAGCTCCCTTGTAATCATCGGTAATTTGCCTCATCTCTGCAGTATTCAAAGTAATGCCTTCTTTGGTAGTATCAATTCCTTCTTGTTTAGTAGCAACTACCTCGGGTAAAGAAGATAAATCATAGTGATCTGCCAATAATTTGGCTTCCTGTGGCTTGTCCATCATCTTTTGAGATTCTAGGATAATCTTTCTAGCTTCATCTATTGATATGCCTTGATTCTGATTTAATTGATTATTCTGGGTATCTCCAAATTGATTAAAGATATTGGTAGTTCCTCCACCCATAAATGTACGTATGATAGACTGTAATGAAGTAGAAGAATCCAGTTTCATCTTAAGAGCTTTATTCAATTCAGCCGATATGAATGGAGTGTAATGCCCTCCCTGAGATTCCCTTAGGATGTTTACCTGATGGGATATCTCCATTCTATCTTCTAAAGCCCATGCTACTTGTTCTCCCAATAGAGCTTGTAGCATTTCTTCCTGTCTTTCTTTATCCCAGAGCTTAGATTGCAATAATCTATCTCTCATAAATACTCGTATGTAATTGATATCTATACCTGTCTTTGTTGAGAAGGTATTAATATCATACATAATCCCACATAGCATACCATTACCCATCAACCAGTGATTGATAATGTAGTTGTATACCTTTTGTAAATCTTCAAGATTCTGACTCTTTTGGTATTCTGCTGCCATTGCAGTAGTTCCCATAGGTCTAGGAAATCTTTTTATGTTGTCTTTTGCCATTATACAAATATTCTTTTCTTATATCCTTAGATTCATCGTATCCCATCCTTTTAAGAGGATAAGCTACGTATAGTTGATAAATATTAGAATACCAATAACCAACTGCTATATTGAGTTCTTCATTTAAAGCCAAAATGAATTGAGTATCGGTAATCCTATCCCTAGTAAATATTCAGGTATAATTTCCTTCAAGGTTGGGAACCTTGTTATAAAATTCCCAACCTTTAATTACCTTAAAAATATTGCCATGAAGGTCAACGATTTCCTTTGCCATAATTGCCTTTTTTACCTCTCAAGGATTTTTTGTCTTGTTCACTAGAGTTATTTTTCATTTCCTCTATCCTTTTTTGTGTTTCTGGGTACCAGAGTTTTCTTAGGGGCACTACCTGAGTTGCAAAGAATGCCTTCCATAAATTCTGGGATAAAGGTCTTATACTTTGCCGACTGATTTCATTAAATTTATCCTCGAAGTGTTTTACTACCTTTTTAAAATCTGAATAACATATGTGACCAGTTGCTGGGTTTATCTTTTGTTGCCTTTGGCATACTTCTAGTAAATCTTCTCCCATTTTATTCATAAACTCCCCTCTATTAAATTGGAAGTTCTCTTGATCTAGTCTAAATATCTTTACGTAATCTTTTGTTTCCATTATATTATATCTCTGTTTCTAAGTGTTTAACATCATAAGGTAATACCTGAAATAAGTATCCCCTTTTATCATCCTCGTAATAGGATGACCATAATCTCCCTTTTAATCGGTATAAATCCAAGTCATAAGTTTTCTTGGGTATACCTGTGATAAATAATTTGTGATTGCCTCCTGGGTTAACTTCGAATTCCCACTGGGTAAAATTTCCTATGGTACCATAATCTGGCAATTTATTTCCCAGTAGGGTTGGCAAGGCAATATCCTTTACCAGAGTTTCTTTGGGGACCCTTTTCCCATTTACCCAGATCCCCAGTTGTGATTTACCGATATATACATCTTTTACTATTTCTCGAAACATAATTCAATGATTATAAATTTGACACCTTGACCTAATTCTAAGTCATTTACTGCATTAATATCCCTAGTATTATGTTGAAGGTTTCTTAAAGAAATTCTAGAATCTTTCGATATCCTATAAGATCTTCTTACCAAGAGTAAAGCATTTCTCCAACAAGCAACCATAGAAGATACTGGCCCAGAGAATAAAACCTTGCTGGTCTTATTTATCTCTACCATTTTTTCTTCGTATAGTTTTTGACTCTGAAGATACCATAC